ATTCTTGTTCAAGATCATTCTTCTTTGATTCTAGTTCTCTTAACTTTTCTTCATTATTAGCCTTCAATGAAGCCAAAGTCTGTTCAATATAAGACTTGTTCTCTTCCTTGCTTGTTAGAAGCAAACGATTCTTCTCCAAGCCTTCTTTGTTCACCTGTAGTCTATTCTTGATGACAGTGGACATAGCAGAGAAGATTTGAATATCCAGTAGGTCCTCAATAACCGAGCGGCGATCATTGGCAGACAACTGCATAAACGGAACGAACGATGCCGAGCCAAGAATAACAACCTGTGTAAAGGACTTATAGTTCATCCGTAGAATGTTCTTCTCAAGATGCTCCTGATAATCTTTAGCAGCGGCATCTTGATTGACCATCTTATCTTCGCAATAAATCTGAAAGACATTCGGCTTGGCGCCACGAATGACCTTATAAAGTTTATTGTTGATGGTAAATTCAATTTCCACAACGCAGTTTTTGTTATTGATGGAGTTTACGACATTACCTTTGTTCACCTTACGGAATGGCTTACCGAAAAGAACAAAGCACAGGGCATCAAGCAATGTTGATTTCCCTGCGCCGTTGTGACCCATGATAAGGGTGTTCTTATGAGAGTCTAACTCAATCTCGGTAAACACATTTCCAGATGATAGAAAGTTCTTATATCTAATCACATGGAATGTTATCATACTAAAATTCCTATTCTCAATACCACAAATATGTTTTTTCCGCAAACTTTCTTGCTTCTATAGCATCTTCAAGAAAGATAAACTTTCCTAAGTATATTCTTACACCATCAACACATATATCTGCTTTCCATCTATTAGATTGTGTATTGAAGGAAACACCAGGATAACCTGAAGTATTATCGTTTCTTATACCTCTATTCTGGCAGTTTTTCGTATGGGTTGTTATGCGAAGATTAGACCATTTATCATTGCTTCTATTTCTGTCGATGTGATCTACTTCACCATTTGGAAACTCTCCTGTCATATATAAGAAAACCAAATGTGATGAATAGTAACTTTTACCATCTACACAGATTCTACGATACCCTGCGGAACGACCTTGATTTGATATATTTCCTGCTTGCGGTCTTTTGGTTCCGTTTCTTCGTAACCAGGTCCATTCTCCAGTATCAGAGTCGTAATGAAGCAGTTTCTTGAGATGTTCTTGGGTTAGATAAATAGACATAGGCTGGCGCTCCTGTTTAGCGTTAGAGTAGGCAGGTGCTGGTAACACCGTGGCCTACATCTATTTAGCATTTTAGAACTCTCTAGTAGGTTGTTTTCCTTTTAGTAAGTCCTTGATTTCGTCTCCGGTCAATGTCTCGTATGTTAGCAGACCCTGTGCTAATGTGTCAAGTTCTTTTTTCTTTTCTTCTAGAATACGGCGAGCAGTATGATATCCATCTTCAACAAAACGCTTGATTTCCTCATCGACCACTCGCTGTGTTTTTTCAGCAATCTTAGGAGTATGGAACATATCCGCATTAGGTGTTGTGTATGCCATTCTACCTAATGACGGAGAAAAACCATACTCGGTAACCATAGCACGGGCGAGTTGCGTTGCTTGCTGAATATCACCAGAGGCTCCAGAAGAAACCCTATCCTGACCAAAGATCATTTCTTCTGCTACACGACCACCCATTGCCATTGCTAGTTGGGCAATCATTTCATCATAGTGTAGTGAGATGCGGTCACGATCTGGAAGAGACTGAACCATGCCTAGCGCACGACCACGTGGAATGATTGTTGCCTTGTGAATAGGAGTTGAACCTGGCATATTGAGAGAAACAAGAGCATGACCAGCCTCATGATAGGCAGTCATCTTCTTTTCTTCGTCAGATAGCAATAGCGTTCTATGCTCGGCGCCCATTAAAATCTTATCACGGGCATCCTCGAACTCTTGTCCAGTAACAATACGCTTTGACCGACGAGCAGCCAGAAGTGCCGCTTCATTGACAAGATTAGCTAGGTCAGCACCAGAGAAACCTGGTGTTCCCTTGGCAACTGTCTTTAGATCAACGTCAGGACCGATTGGAACTTTGCGAGTGTGAACTTTCAAAATCTTTTCACGACCAACAAAGTCTGGATTAGGTACCTGAACCTGTCTATCAAAACGACCAGGACGAGTTAGTGCCTTGTCTAGAACGTCTACACGATTGGTAGCAGCAATGACGATAACACCAGCATTATCATTGAAGCCATCCATCTCAACTAACATGGCGTTTAGTGTCTGGTCTCTTTCATCGTTACCAGAGATGCCGTTTGCTCTTGAACGACCGACGGCATCGATTTCGTCAATGAAGATAATACAAGGAGCATTCTTCTTGGCTTGCTCAAACATGTCTCGGACACGACTAGCACCAACACCAACGAACATTTCAACGAAGTCAGAACCAGAAATGCTAAAGAAAGGCACGCCTGCCTCACCAGCGACCGCTCTTGCTAGTAGAGTTTTACCAGTGCCTGGAGGACCAACAAGCAAAACGCCTCTTGGAATCTTACCACCAAGACGCTCGAACTTTTGCGGATCCTGTAGAAACTCTACAACTTCCTGTAAGTCTTCTTTTGCCTGATCAACACCAGCAACATCTTCGAAGGTCTTGGTACCTGATGTTTCTGTTAGCAACTTGGCCTTAGACTTACCAAAACTCATAGGACCACCCATACCACCACCTTGACGGCGTGATAGGAAAATCCATAGACCGAAGAAGAATACAACAGGCAATAGATTTAGAAATAGCGTGGTCCAGAAAGAAGCCTCAGGGCTATCCGACTTGACCGTAATGACTACGTTATGTTCTTCTAACTTAGGCATTAGATTAGATAGAGAGGCGACATAGGTAGTAAATGCTCTATTGTCAATCTTGTAATGTCCTGTGATTTCATTACTATTGATCGTAACGTCATGGACATTGTTGCGAGTAACTTGACTCATAAAATCTGAATATGTGATTTCGTTCGCAGCGTTGCGGCCTCTTGATTCCATAGAGAAAGCAAAAAGCACCAGACCAACGATTATGAACGCAATCCATGGAATGTGTTTCTTCATATCATAGTTTCCTATACTGTTTCAACCTGTAAGGCTTCGTTATATACATCAATCATAAAGTTTTTCATCTTACCACTATCCAGAGGCAATGTCAACCCATCAATATATTTTCTGAGGATCGTTACTGTATCTTCTGCCTCATCGATTTCTTCCGCATCTTCACTATCTAGTAAAACGCTAGGATCTTCCACAATCTGAATATCCAGCGGGCCTGCTTTATAGATAGAATCAAAAAGCAAGTCAAAAGCATATGGATTGCTTTTGTTTACGACAACCAACTTTACATAGGTGTCTTTATACTTGCTAAAGTCTGTGTTCTGAATCTTCTCAATGATTTCGGGATTAGCCACATCATCATATTTGGCAATGCGGAACATCTTATGTGGATTCTGAATGAACTCTAGTTTCTTGTTCCTACTATCCAGCGTAGAAAATCCTCTAGGGTCTCCGTAATCGTGCCAAGTATACTCACCAAAGGCCCCAATATAAGTAATATTACCAACAGTGCTACGGTGGTGATAGTGACCTGAGTATACAGCGTCAAAGTTCTCAAATAGTTTGCGATCCAGTCCATGGTCCGATATAAGTCCTCTATGCATAGTAAAGCCGTTCAACTCAAGGTGACCCATGAGAATAGATGCTTTGGGATGTTTGATTGCTTCTAATGCTTCCTCACGGTTAGAGTCCGTGATCCATGGCATTATTTGAATATCAAGGCCGTCAATGTTAATAACCCGAGGTACAGAATGAGTATGAATATACCTATACTTTCCTGCGACCAGTTCATCTAACGCATTAACCTCGTGCGTATCCTTGTAATAAGAGTCATGATTGCCTTGTATAATGTGAGTTTCAATTCCTCTCTCCTCTAGTGGCTCAAAGAAATCTTCCCGCAATCTCTTGGCGGACATAAAGTTCACATACTTGCGACGATCATAGATATCACCAAGATGGATGACATGCTTGATGTTATTAGCATCGATGTAATCAAAGAACCACTTCCAACACTTCTTTTGATAAGCCTGAAAGGCAGGATTATCGTTTCTGATACCAGCGTGAGTATCAGTAGGCATCGCAATCTTTACCATCGTCTAAACCATTCCCAAAAGTCTAAAAGTATATTCTTGGATACAGTATACACCAGAAAAATGATTTCGTCAATCCTCTCGGGTAGCCATTTTATACGTTTCAATCTCTGATTCCCTTAGCCATCCCAAAGTTGCCATCCGCTTCATGATCTTTTCTTTGTCTTGTGGATTGATAGGAACAGGTTCTACTATCTTATCGCAAAACCATTCTATGTTCTGGTCAATCTCCTTGACGAAATCATCTATATCCATTACCGCTGCCCCTTCTTATATCGAGGTGGTCGAACGGTACCCATCTCAACATCATATTCCATGATAGCTTTCTCACAGGCACGTTTGATGGATTCTAATCTCATACGATAGTTACCACGAACATGCACCCGTTCTTTCTTGTCATTTAGATTCGTTATTAGTGTCTGCACCTGGAACGGCACATCGAACTTCGTCTCTTCCTTCATCTTCATCTCCTACGAACTTCTCTAGTCCTTCTTTAGTCAGTTTTCTCTTTTCCTTCTTGGCAAGTTCTCTTGCCTCAAAGTTTTTGATGAACTCGTTTAGATTATCATACATCGTTGTGGAAATCAAGTGGTTGTCATCGCCGTCAACCATCAAATCCGCATCGTTGGTATATAACACGCTTTCTTGGAACTTCTTATACATTATATATCTATTCTTTTCCTCTTTAGAGATGCGTCTATGGAAAGCATAGTAAATAATTTGTGTGAAGTATGCGAAAGGATTTTGACTGATATCAGGATTGAAGTTGTCGAAGTATAGGAAGCAGTTCTCTAATGCGTCCGACTTCATTTCATCAATAAAGGAATAGTTCATGAACCTTGGCTTGCGTGCTAGATTCTCGGTAATCAACCATATACATTTGCCGCAGTATTCAGTGACACGTGGCTTTTCGAGCCCTGCCTCCTTAGCATCGGCGCATCTCTTTTTATAATCCAGAATGTCTTCCAGAAACTTTTGGTTATCTACATAATGATTTGTTTTCTTTTTTGTCAATTTTGATCTCCAAATCCGAAAGGACATCCAGACTTTCTTTTATCATTTCTGTGTAATAGCTTGTTTACTGCTTTCCAACCAGAATAGTAAGATGTCGAATGTCTAAACATATTATCATACTCAAATCTAGAAATCAAGTGATTTTTTACTTTCAGCCTTTTATCCGATAGAGGAATGATATGAACTAGAGGCTGACCAACAGGAACAGTGTATTCTGCGACCTCATTTGGAATCATTATATTGACATTAGTATATCCATTGAGTCTATAGTCCACGACTCCAGGAACAACTCTAAAGTTATAGTCTTCCATGGACCACATAGCACCATTGAAATGGAACTTGATGCCTTGTTTCTCACGGAAGATCCAAGGACTTGTTAGTTTTAGATGATAGAAGTTTCTGAAACCTTCGCCTAACTGAAAACGAGGATGCTCGGAAGGTTTATCTCCACTGGAATGCATATACTTGAAACCATTATCGACAGATATCTGAAGTCTTAGATCGCACCAGTTTTCGAGAATGGCGCCTCGCTTATATAACTCAATAAAGCCATAGCAGCTTTTCATTGTTAGTGATTTGCGAGGAGGTGAGAAGTATTTCCAATCGTATGACAATCGACCTGAATCTAGATTTTTCCACCAATCGGGCGCTGCCTTTGCCGCTGAAACAATAGGAGTCAACTCATAGATATGACCCATATAGGTAAAGCAGTCAAGATGTATCACCGGTGTTCGATGAAAAAAACTAAACATTTTTATCACTTTCTGTCATTTTAGGGGTTGACAAGGTTTTGAAACATGGGTATAATATGCTTTGCATTAACACCACTGCTATAGAAATTCAAACAAAATGCAGTAGTCGAGCGAAGCGAGACAGTTGCGAAGCAACTACTTAGCAGTAACACCTGGTTCCGTTAGCATTAGCAATTTGTCTATCTGCTTTTTAAGCACAGGTCCGCGGTCAGGCCACTTGATGATAGGCTGATCGGAATTCTTAGCAAGGTTCTGTAGAAGTGGAAGATAAATCTTGCGGACCGCTTCCAGTCTTTTCTTGAGGTCTGCTATTTCATCCGAAACAGGTGCTATCGCTTCCGCTACTATATCATCTTCATTTCCAAATGTAAAGCCGAAATCATCCACTAGGTCTGCGTCATCTAGTGTAAGATACTCGTTTGTATTAGCAGGCATTAGTGAAGTGTCCTCTTAGTTAAAATGTCTTGCAGATTTTCCACAAAAGATTCCTCTTCTGGTTCAGGAGCAGGTTCTTTCTTTACTGAAACTAAATCTGTTACATTCTCCCAATAGTATTTATTCATCGTCTCAGAGACGTTGCTAACGAGCAATACGTCCTCGGCATGAATGGTGAACTCTTGATGTTCACATATTCTAGGAAAGACCCATGGTAGAAACGATACCGAAAGATATCCTACATGGGTTGTATGTGAGTAATAGACTTTCAGAGGATTGTATAGCATATAAAGAATACCATCTTCATCCTCCATTTCTATCACATCGGCTATAATATCATCACCGTTGGTTAGTCTAACTAACTTAGCAATAGGGTAATCATCTTCCATCATCTCACCATGCTTATTTTATATATTTTGAATTTGAATTGTTCTTCGTTGTATGTCTTGATTCTTTCGAAGAAGTGTTTGAGAGTAAAGTTCTCTCTGGACTTCCAGCTAAAGTCGTCGGCAATATCATAGAGGGTGGCGGATTTCTTTGTGTCACTAACCCGAAGGCCTCTACCGATTGATTGTAGGTTACGAATCTTGGACTTGGAAGGAGATGCAAATATGACGTTATCGAGGGCCACGATATTAGTGCCAGTGCTAAGAACACCAACGGAGCCAACAATAATGGCAGATTGCTCGCTTTCAACGATTCTACGAATTTGTTCTCTGTCTTCGACATCTGTTCCTCCATGTATAAAGAAGACCTTTCGTCCTTCTTTGGCTTTTTCTTTTAGCATGTCATACAAAACCTTACCATGCTTATCAACATAGTTGAATAGCAAAAGCGTATTGCCTTCCAATGACAATGCTAGATTACAAACAAACTTGTTCCTATCCTTATTAGATACAATATAATCAATCTCGGATTTGTAGTCCGCAGATTTCATATACTTACATTCTTCCTCACTATACTTTAGCAACAGGCATTTGATTGTCAGTTCCGCCAGTTGCTTCTTCTTCATTAGTTCGGCAGAGGTTGTTGCTTTGTAAATCTGACCGAACAAACCAATCAACTGCCATTCATGCGTCTTGGAACCTGATAGTGTTCCTGTAACACCAACTCTGTATTGTGCTTTAGTGCATTTGCTAACAATCTCTGTTAGAGACTTTGCTTGCGCCTGATGAACTTCGTCACAGATAACATAATCAAACTGTTCGAAATATTCTTTAGGCATTCTTTGAAGTGATTGCCATGTGGATATGACAATAGGCTTTTTAGAAACTTTGTCCTTGCCTGAATAGACACGATGACAATACTTCTCCATGTCTTTACCATTCTTTACAGAATAGTCGTCAAAGTCAGAATACATCTGTTCTACAAGAGCCGATCTAGGAACGATTAGTAGTCCTCGCTTACCTTGCTTAAGGAGATAATTACATAGAAGATATAGCAAGAGAGACTTGCCGCTACCAGTAGGAGAAAGAACAATTCTACGTTTGGATCGTATGACATGAACGAATGATAAAATTTGATAATCTCTGGGATAATGCTTAGGATTGAGTCCATCAATATATTCCTTTGCCTCTTCTACTGAAAAGGAGTTGTCTAGGTCTTCGTCTTTATACTCATAGGTATAACCACGGTCTGTTGCCCACTTGATTACCTGTGGTGCTAGACCACGATAGATTTGTCTGGATTGTGGATTGAACATTCTTAGATATCCATCCCATAGTCTTTGTCTATAAGATGGAATAAACTGAAAGCCAGGTGGACGAAACGAAAAAGCGTCTCTAAGTTCCCATGCGACCGATTCGTCACATTGGATCTTGATATAAGATTCGTCGTGGTTGTAGATTATCAAATGAGTCATTATTTACCGGATGTGAGTTGTAGATACTTTACATAGTTTCCGAGATCCCACGTTCTGGAGTGTAGCGACTTTAGAACATTCTCGCAGTATGCCACAATTTCTTCGTGTGCGATCTTCTTGAGCAACAGTTTATTTAGTTCTCTGTCAGTCTCAAGTTTTCTGGCAACCTGTGGGTTAGTGAGAACATGCTGACACGGCTCCCAACCATATTCATCAAGGTCTTCTTTAGCCATATGGCCCTGATAGTATTCCTCACGAAGGCCTTTCATGATCTTGTAGTCGGCTTCCATCTTTCTTGCCAAATGTCTATGGTGAGACATAACATTTAGATATTTACCGTGTAGGTGAGAAATCTTTAGAAGTTCTTTTTCCATAGATGTGGAATCGATGACGGAATCATTCGACCATTCCTTCATCAGGATATCAATAGTTACCGGTGCTTTCATAATAAACTCCTATTCACAATCACATTATAACACATCATCTATGGAAAGTCAAAGTCTTTCTATTTCAAATCTATCGTAACGGAATGTGATATCACAGGTAGGAATGGTATCAGCGTCCACTTTGGTGTCGAAGTTGATTCCACTTAGAGCGGTAGGATGACAATTGAGAAACTTGATACGCATATTAGGATTATTTGCGTTCGTATTGATAGTTAGATAGCCGTCAAAGTATAGATTTGTAGCAGGTCTTTTAATGGTTTGACGAAGATACTCCTCATACTCTTTTGGACGAGTTAGTCCTTTGAGCCACTTATATGTTTCTTCCCAAAGACGTAAGTCCTCGTCAATTAATGCTGTAAGAGTTAGACCTTCATATACGAGTTTATCACCATGTCTATATGTAGCGGCAAAAGGAGTTGGAACCATAACTTCTGTAGTGCTAATGCCAGGTAGAGTTACTGTCTGGCAGAAATACTTTAGAAATGGCATATCTGGAATAATGAAAGTATACTTCGTCGTTTGCAGCAACGATGTATTTTCAGGTGTGTTCTTTGTATATTCTTCGAATGCCATGGCAGTCCTCCACTATTATTTAGTAGACATAAAAAAAGCGGGGCCGAAGCCCCGCTCTTAGTTTAATCGCATCTAACTCTTAGGAAAGATTGCGAACACGGAAGATGCGGTAATAGATGTTAGCCTGGTTAGCTGTGTTTCTATCGCCGACAACACCGTCACCAGCTGCGGTAGCAAATGGGTTTGCAACCATGCCGTAACGGGTCTTGAAGCCAATCTTTGGCTGGAAGCTATCCTGACCGACAGCACGAACCATCTGTAGTGGAACGTATGGGCAGTAGAATAGACCAGCGTCATAAGGAGATGTTCCCTTATAACCAACGGTTACAAGTTCGTCACCGTTAGCAGAACCACCGAAGTAAGGATCGATGTAAACCTTGATGCGGCCGCCGTGTAGAGTACCAGCAAAGGTNTTGCCAGTATCGTCAACGGTTAGGTCGGCAGATAGAGCAGGTGTATAAGAAAGAACA